GACAACGATGGAATGTCAGCACTAACTAACGCTCTAAATGCAGGTGTACCAGCAGAGCCATTAGGCGCGGCTAAGACATAGTTTGCTGTTTTGCTTGCGTAAGGGTTTTGAGTATCGCCGTAACCACTAGCTAAACTAATGACTGGCGTTGTAGTGCCTGTCGCCACAGAGATTGGTGCAGTGCCTGATACGCTTGTAACAGTGCCTGTACCGCCAGTAGCGTTAATGGTAATAGCACCAGCGCCATTAGTAATTGAAATGCCTGTACCAGCGGTTAACGTGGCTTTGGTTAGCGTATTGCCAGTGGAGTTACCAATAAGTAGCTGACCGTCTGCGTAGCTAGTTTGGCCTGTGCCGCCTGCTGTTACTGGAACGACTTTCCAGCCAATGACTTGTACGTTACCACTGCTGTCCTTGTAGAACAGCTTGCCATCAAAAATATTAATGGCTAATTCAGAGCCAGCAGAGCTATTCAATAGGTCAGCAGCCGCAGGCGTATTACCTGTGGTTGAGCTAGAATAAAGCTGTATTGGCGTGAAACCTGTTTGAGCCATTAGAATGAACCCCCTGAAATACCTACATACTTAGATGCAGTTGCTGTCGTAAACGTGCCTAAAGCTGGCGTTGTTGCGCCGATTGTCGTACTATTAATCGTGCTACTCGTAATTGCGCCGTTTGTATACCCAATGCCATTAAGTATACCCGAAATAACTTGACTTGCGTTAATTGCAATGGCTACATTTTGTATGCCTGTTATACCGCCAAACTCGTCTACGGTTATCTGTGGCACTTGTGATGCGGTGCCGTAAGTGCCTGCCGTAACAGAGCCAGTGCCTGAGTACGCTATCGTAAACAGGTTGTTAAAAAACCTAAACCATTCGTTCGACACAATGCCTGTCTGTGGATCGACAAGCGTAACCCTAGGTGCCGGAATACGGGTATAGTTAAGCATTAGTTCCGCTGATAATTAACTCAGCGCCCATAATTGCAATTTTAACTGGGTCTGTCCCTGATACCTCATACACGCGGTCACGTAGCTTTTGTGTCATGCCAAGCCGACGCCAAATAGTACGATAGCCATATTGACCTATCGCACCCATAGATTTCCAATGTTCATTAGACCAAGTGTGGCCGCCATCGTCTGACCAACGTAGCATCGCCTGTGGGTCATTGCCCTGGCCTACAACAAGTCCAACGCCTGACTCAGACTCTAACTGTAGACTGTGTTGCGCTGTACGTTTTAAGTTGTTCTGACCGCTAGGCAATGCTCTCCATGAGCGTAACCACTTCTGTGTAGCGCCGTTATCGGCATACACATCTAGGTCAAACTTATATATGTTACCGTTAGCGTAGTCGCCAACAAGTGTTGTAGATTGGAAGTTACATTGACAATTTGAGCGATGACGTGTGAACTCACCGTTAGTCAAGTAAGCACGTTCATGCCATGCGCCAGTAGCAACATCGTATACCCATGTGGCGTTGCCGGTAGGGAACGATATAACGTAGAACGCATGACCTTCTTGTTGGTATGTGTAAGCCACAGCGTCTGATATGTCGGTGTAGCCTTGGATAGCGTATTCTATGGCATGTGTGGACACGCGCTGTGCAGCGTAGCCGTTAGACCTGTAAATAACACCGAAGCCCCTTGGGTCGTTGCCTAACCAAAACAATGAGTTATCTAGCTTTGCTACAGAATAAGGTGCGATACAGCCTGTCTCGTTAAACGCCCCTTGAATTGGTATCAATGGGAAATCGGTAGCACCGGAGTCATACCAAACCTCTGTCGTGTCTGTACCAAATACCCATAGCTCACGGTGGATAGAGTTAACGGCTACAACGCCGTCAGGTGAACCCTCAGCACTAGCAAAGTCTAGCGGATCGACAGATGTACCGTCTAATAGCTGAGTAATCCATATCTTTTGGCTGTTAGGCTCGTTGTATACAAAGTAACCGTCAAGATAGGTAACAGTACCTGCGCCAGTAAAGTCAGGGTCTGTAATCTTAGCAAATTGATCCGTCACTTCATTGTAGATGTAACCGTTAGGGTTGGCTGCAATAAAGATTTGTATGCCGTTATCGGCAAACGTGACTGGCCCAGTGCCTGCTACTTCACCGATATACTCGTAAGTGTAGTCGGTGTTGATGCGGTAAAAGCCTGTGCCTGATACGCAATACGCATCGGTGCCATTGGTTTGGTGCGCCCATAGACCACGGATAGGGCCTGTGCCTATGGTGACTAGCTTGGTTAAGCCTGGCGCACGGTTAAGGTAGCCTATCTCAAGCCCGTTCTCAGGCGTTTGCTCAGGAAACAAGTTAACCATGCGGTTGTCCGCAGCGTTAATTGAACGAGCTACATAAGACTGACCTAAGATTGGCGATTTCATTAGTAGTTACCGGCAAAAATGTTGAAGCGTTGACGTGTAGCCACAATGCTGTAAGGCATGGACATAATGTCGTCAGGGTTGTTAATGCGTTTCAAGTCACGTTTAGATGTCATCGCAATGCGTGACACAGTAGGTGACGGCTCTACGCCAAACTCAGGTGCTATCTCGCAAGCTAGGTTGTATTTAAACGCACGTAGATAGCCTGGAGGGAACGCTAGGTTTGTAGCCAATGTTGCAGGCGCAGTTAACTCTTGAACAGATACAATGTGGAACTCCAACACTTTGGTTGGCACTGGGTACACTGTCATCGTAATGTTAGGGTAGTCCATGTTTACCCACATAACTTGTGGGTAAGTAGACGTCACGGTCTTAACAGCAATACCATCGTATTGTTGTTGATTGATTAGTTTAATGCCGAACGATATACCGCTTGATGGGTCACGGAAGTATGTTGCATCGTCGACTAAGATTGGACGATTGCCAACGGTGTCACCGGATGGGCCTAAGGTATGTGTTTTAGTGTTAGGCAACCAGGTTACGATTTGGTCTTGTGTAGCGAATACGGATAAACGCTCAGTATTCCACGAGTCCACCATTTGATTTAGCGCGGATAGAGCGTCTTGTGAGGTTGCGGCAGATGGAGTTTCGCCTTCGGCTAAAATGCCAAGTAATCGTAACGCTCCATTAATTTGATCGCCTGCGGTAGTGGCCATAATACGGCTCCTTATTCTTTTCTACGTCGTTTGACATCCAGCGTATTGACGGGAGCCGCTTCAACTTTAACTTCAGCTTTAGCTTCAGTTTTAATTGGCGTATCAAGATTATACTCTATCCATCCGTTTTGTGCATCAGCTTCAGCTTCCTCAATCATAGTAGCTACTTTAGTACCATGAACAGGGTGTCTTAAATATATGGTTGGCATGTTTTTTCCGTTAATTAAATAGGGAGCCTAGGCCCCCTATATTTTAGCCTATTAGCCAAGCAGTACCGTTACAGAATACTGGAACAACATAAGAACCGCCAGTAGCAACAGCAGCACCGATACCAGCAGTGTAAGCAGCATTAGAGTCACTAACCGCCGCGCGTGTACCAGCAATAGCTGTAGACGCGGTAGGAAGGGTAGCAACTGTATATAGCTTATATTGCACAGTATCAAAGCCTGGATCTAAATACGCAACGCCTGTAGCTTTTGTATTTGCCATGATTATATCCTTTTAAAAATCCGCCCCGAAGGGCGGAGGTATTTCATTAACCTGCTATACGATAGAACACGTAAGTAGCATCGCCTGTTTTGCGAACACGCCAAATACAAGCAGAGTTTGCAGCAACAGCAGCAACACCTACTAATGTACAGCCTGTGTTAGCAGTTACAGTACCAGCGTTAGTACCGCCGATATTGATGATTGAAAAATCAAAAGAGCTGTTTACTTTCATGCTTGTGAAAGCAGCGTCTAAATCAGTACCTAGTGGAACTGTTAGCGCAACTGCTGCACCAGTGTAAGTAATAAGACCAGTTGCTAATTCAGCTGCGGTAAATGTAGCCGCTGCTGTTTTAGCTACTGGAGCCGTTTGTGTACCTAAAATTACTTCGCTTAAGTTACCATCACCAACTTGATAACCGCCTGCACCATTTGCTAGAGCCATGATAATTTCCTTTTCTTAATTAATTGCGAAACCCCCGCCGAAGCGGGGATTACCTAGACTAACCCCAAATACGGGCAGCCATTTGTGGACGAACTGCTGCATAGCCATATAGAACGTCAATACGGCAAGGTAAGCGGTCGTTGTTGATGTCATATTGACGGACAACACGTAGAGAGATACCGTTGTGTACTTGACGTGAAGCCATGTCAACGCCTTGTGGTAATAACAAGTCAGCAGTCGCGAAAGTGATTGCATCTTTATGGTATACCAAGTTTTGAGCGTATTGAGTAGAAGCTGCACCAACGAAAGTAATAGCAGCACCGTCTTGTGGGAAGGCGCTGATAGTTGCCAAAGCGTTGTTTGGAGTGTACATAGCCGGTGAAACAGCGATGTTAGTCCATGCGCCACCTGAAGCAGTGTTAGCAGCAGTCACAGTGAATTGTTGTAATGAACCAGTTGACTCACGAGTTTGTGGGTTAACTGCGTATACGTTAGCAACAGTGAATACATCACCTACAGTAACTGTAGCTGAACCTGTACCGCCATCGATGCTGATAGTAGATTGGCCTTCAGTAGTGATTGTGCCATTTACTAAAATAGTATCGCTAGTAGAACGAGTACCAGTGGTGTGTTGTTTGATAGATTGAGACATATTGACTTCTTCGAAGCCAAGAACGCCCATGCCCATCATACCGTTACGGAATTGACGTGAAACAGTGTCAGTTGGGTTAAACAAACCTTTCATACCTTCAACTAGGCCCGCGTTGGCAGCTGGGTTAACAGTTGCGTAACGTGGAGACATAACAGCAGCGCCTTCGTTTAGTTTTTGTTGAGCTTGCAACAATACTAATGAAGTAGCAGGAGTAGTGCCTGGAGTACCTACAGAGTTGTAGATTGATTTGTAAGCATTAGCAACGTCAGCATCAACGCTAGAAGCCAATTGTGAGATACGTGGTTTCAATACACGTTCTGCGAAATCGTCTAATTGCATTGTTAACTCAGCTGATGTGAAGTTAACGCCAATGTGTTTTTGTGAAGCAACAGACAATGTTGTGTATTGTTCGTTGTCATCTTGCACTTGTAAAGCCGCGCCGTCAGTTACTAAAGCACGATCCGGTAAACGGATACGCAAAGTAGAACCAATTTTAGCGCCTTCAACGGCAAAAGAATCGTCGTATTGACGATTTACGTTACGTGTGATCACAAGGTTATTCTCTAGGATTTCTAGGGATTTACGAGTGATCATATCAATGGTTAAGATTGAGTTTGACATGATGTTTCCTTATATAAAAGTTAGCGGTTTCTTTTCGCTTCCCATGCCTTAGCTTGTCTAGCTCTTTCAGCAGCAATCCAATCAGACGTAGACATTGACTTCATTGACCTAGGGTCAGTCGTGTCGTACGCTGGTGAACCGTTACCTTTAGCCGTGACAGGCGAAATAGGCGCAGGTGCGCTAGTTGTTTTCTTAATTACCGGCTCGTTAGCAATTTTAGCTTCAAGTCGGCCAATTTCTTTAGCTTGTAAGATTGGCGCTAATCGAGAGATCCGTTCAGCCTCTTTAATATTAGTCCCTAGGTAATAAGCCAGTTCGGGGCCAACATCAGATGCCTGAATAGATTGAGCCATCACATTAGTAATAGGAACACTGGGGTTGTATGCAACTTGCTCGAAGTCATCATACTTAGCACGGGCTTCTTCTTCCCTATCGTGATACGTCTCTAAGATTTCGTGTTGTTGCCTTTGTTGCTCTCTTTGCTCAAGTAGTTGTTCAGCTTTTTGCACGGCCAATGCTTCGGCGTATGCTTCTACTGACTCAAATTGCTCAGGCGCAGGGAGGTCTCTAGGCGTCGCAGGGGTTGAAGCCTGTGCAGCACGTTCTCTTTCCCATTTACGCTGTTCTCTTGCCAAGCGTTTGCCAATCGCAGCATCAAGTTCCTCTTGCGAGAATGTCTTGCTTGCTTCTGCTGGCTTTTCTTCCGACACTTCTACTTCATTTGCTACAGTTTCAGGAGCTGTCGTAACTTCTTCGGCTGGCGCGGGTACTTCCGCTTGAACTTCTACTTCTTGATTTTCACTCATTTTGTTTCCTTAGAAACCCTGGTGAAATGCACCAGTACATTTTTTATTATACGTTTAAAGCTGCTACTTTGTCTTGGAACGCTTTTACACGGGCGTCTAACGCAGCGCGGTCAGCGGCTAATTGTGCTTTGCCATTGGCTAATGTCTCATCTAACTTAGTTAGTGAGGCTTCTTTAGATGCTAATTGAGTAGCCAATGCGTCTAATTGTTTTTCTCTTGCGTCTAATGCTTTAGTGGCAGATGCTTCTGTTTCGGCTAATTGTTTAGCTTTAGTGTCTACGCCAACTAGTTTAATGTCAGCTTCGGCATTTTTGCCTGCTGCTTTATCCAATAATTCGTCTGCTGACGCTTTCTTAGTCGCTGCGTACTTGTCCGCATCGGCCTTAGTTTTAATTGCATCCTCAACGGCAGACAATGCGCCTTGGCGTTTAGCCAATTCGTCTTTAGCCGCAACCAATTGAGCTACGTCTGAGCTTAAATTTTTCTTGATGTAATCAAGGAATTTGCCTGCGTCTAGGCTACTTGCGTCATTAGTAATGTTCATTTTAGACCCCTATGCGTAATAGCTAATATTTATTTTAGCACCGCTAGTTTGCTCAATAAATTGGATTTGAGTTAAATCACCATCATATTGTAATGTAACACCTACCGCAAGTGGCATACCCACAGACGCAGTTGGCGCTACGCCGTCATCACGCCAGCGTACAGCTTGCGCTTCAGGTGTAATTAATGCGATGGACGGAGTACCAGCTAAACCGCTAAGGTTTTTAGTTGGCACAGTTAAATTTGTAGCCGCGCTTAATGATGTAATTTGCTGATACCCTAAGCGCGAGGTAATTGCTTTTAAAG